ACCGAACGTGTAAACAGCTACAGCCTTGTTGCTCTGCGTGGAGTTGTAGACCAAGACCGCGTTAAACGCCGTAGTGATGGTCAGTGCCGTCCAAGAGAAGCTTGCCGTAGGAGTCCAGTACGCCACACCGGCGGTCGCCGAACTGTTCGTAGCAATCGGAGCCGTTCCGTTGGTCACCGTGACACCGCCCGCCGTGTAGCCAGAGCCGGATGTATTGGTCACTTCACCAGTGGTAGAGTAAACGGTGGTGGCTGCATTGATGGTTGCTGAACTGAAGTACAGCGCCGCCTTGAACGTGTCGGCAGTAGTAGCCGCACGAATAGGAGCCGTGCCAAAGTTGTGCGTTGCGGTCATCAGTTCCCCCATGAAGGAGGTACACATAGAGGCGGTATTTGCCATGATTAGTCCTTAAAAAGTACCGGTTTCGCCGCCAAATGCGGGCATTTTCTTCAGCGTTACATGCACTGACCGGTGAACCAACTCACCATCCAGCCAATACTCTGTCCACGTAGTCGCTTCATTGTCGTTGTCAACCGTGCCGGTGCGATGCTCCAGCAGGGAATCATCCATCTCGCCTTTGGTCGTAGTAACAATCAATTTGAACTCCTGATAAGTGCAGTTGTGGAGGTGTTGGTAGGCATAGTGATTGTAAACGTGGTGGTCGAGGTTTTGTCTGCCCCAAAATCAATCACTGCAATGGACTTGTTGCCTTGCGTCACGTTGTAAATCAGAGCGCACCGGGCCGTGATTGCCGCCGTCCAAGACGTGTTTGCAAAATTCACGTATGCCGTGTAATCAGCAGAACTGATAGTTACCCCAGTCAGAGTATTACCACCGGCTGTATAGCCAGACGCTACAACCTCGTTGGACGTTGTATATACAGTCGTGTCCTCGTTCAAGTTGGCGTTGCCGGTGTAGAGCGCAATCTTGAGAGTGTTCGTGGACAAGTTGTGGACGGCCTCGTACAACTCCTTCTTGAAGCTGGTGGTCTGCGTCTGGACGATGCTCATGTGACCGCCTGCCTATATTGGCCGCTACGGTACGCATCCTGACGCTCCAGACCGTCGCCCAGACGTTTAGCAAGCGCCAACGCTTCTTTGTACTTGGTATCGTACAGCACAACCAAGTCTTGTTCGCCTTTCATGAAAGTGTAGGCTTCAACCAGACTTCCATAAAGCAAGACCGTATCAAAATTATCCCCTAGCCACGTTGTGCCAGCAGTAGTAATCGACTCAGGAAAATAGTAGTAATGCAGTTCTGCGGAGTAAGTTGCGTCAGGTGTCGGGCCGAGAATGAACGACAACTCGTTACTGATGGTTGAGCCTGAGACCGTCGGGCCAAACAGCGCGTAGTACTTGGGTGTTCCGGTGTCAGTCGGCGTAGGGTACGCCTCGCGCATGAAGTTCACATCCTTGTTGAGCAGGAATGTGTACGGGCCGGAACCAGAGAAGATAGCCAAGGAGTATGAAGACAGGAAGTCGTCAGGGCAGGACAAGTATTTGTTGCCGGATGTGATTGTCCCCGTCACGTTCTTACGCAACGAGGGGAACTGCACCGAGTTGTAAATGCGCTGCTCTGCCTGCTGGATGAAGCGGTTAATCTGAGCCGTAGACGAGACCGTAGACGAATCCGCAAGGGTAATCGTCGGAAAGTTATTTTCCGTGTAGGTCTGTATCGCCGCCGAAAGCTCAGAATAGTTCATGCCATCGGGCCCCTTGCCATCAAGCCTTTGGTCGCGCACCCAGTGCCGCGCACCTTGATGCCGCTGTCTTTGATGGGTTCATTGCCCGCAGACTTGCTGATGTTGCCTATGCTAACGTCCATCGTGCCCAACTTGCTGCTGCTAGGTTCTTTACCGGGAACTGCCGGGATTTTCATCTTCTTGCCGTCCATCGTGTGGGGCTCTGCGTAGACGCTGGCTGGGCCAATTTCTTTGCCGCCGCTTTTCATGCTGTATGCCATGATTTACCCCGTTTTCTGGTTGGCTGCACGGGACAGGTTGCGGCCAACGCGCATCCGGTCTTCAGAGGTGGGGCCGCCTTTTTTCATGCCCTTGGCATGCATGCGCGACTCGTGACCCTTGACCATCTTCTTGGCCTCGGTGTCTGCAATGCGTTTTACTGTCTTTGTATCCATCATGGACTCCTATGAAACCGTTACTGTGACTGTGCCAACACTTGTGGTTCCGACCAAGTAATTGGGCGTTAGACCTACGTCTGTACTGCCTGCTCCACCAACCGGATTCCAGCCCCACTGGATGTCCCGACTACCACCACTATTGTAGCCGTCAGTCATGGGGCCAGCGGTGAAATACGTTGAGTCCCTGCGCGGGTTGCGCAAGGCTTGTGGGTCATCTACCGGGTACATACCGAGCTGCAACTGAGGCTGGTCGGGGTCCCAACAACTCTTGCATACCAACAGATTGTACGTCTTGGTCTTGATGATTTCCTTCTTCAACTCGACGAGCTTGAACTGCTGTCCGCATCTGTCGCAGATAGCAATTGCTTTCTTGCCGGAAGCGAACCTGTTTGCCATTAGATGTACGTCTGACGCGGCACAAACCGCAGCGCTGCTGTTTCACGGTCTTCGGTGGAAGCCAACTCCCACGCCTCGTCATATTGGGCTTTAAGTACGTCCAGCCGCTGCATGGCATTGGGGACTTTGAGAGCCAAGTAGTAGGCCAAGCCTGCTACCAAGCAGTTCAAAAAGCGGAACGGTACGTCCATTGTGTTCACGCCGCCGCCAGCATCGTCAATACGGCGCATACGCCAGTACACAAGGGTGTAGGTCTGGGAATCATCCGGTGTGGGCCACACGGTCACGCAGGGAAGGTTTTGCGTGTAGACCGAATCCCCGGCAGTATGGGCTGCTGCGGTAGTTCCGTTTTGCGCACGCACGCAGTTGTACAAGATGTTGCCCGTGACGTACCCGTAGTAGATGGTCTCAGAGCCAATCAGGATGAACCCGGCAGAAGCCAAGTTGGCTGCGGAGGCCACGGTGATGGTTGTGTCCGTCGAGGTGATGGTGGCGCTCAGCGTGGTGATTGCCGCTGTAGTGGAGCCGTCCAGCCGTTGGAACCACATCTGAATGGGACGGGCTTGTTGCAGCTTGTTGGGGATGGTGGCGTAGGTGGAGACGCTGATACGCGTGATGGTCAGGTCTGCTTGCGTTGCTACGCTGCCTTCTCCAGTGCGGATGACATGCTCCAGCAAGTCAACGGTATCAAGCGGCACGGGGTACGTAGGAACGCCGGGAACCAGTGTGATGGAACCCTGCTCGAACGTCCACATGTTGACGCCGCGATTGGCCCAGTCAGCAAACAGTAAGTTCAGCGACCGGCGAGCTGTCTTCAGGTCATAGCCAGTGCGCAACTCGGAACCCGTGCGCTCGTACGCCTCCTCGACGATTTCCGTCAAGTCAAGGTTGAACGTAGCGTTTCCTGAAGTTGCCATTATCTAAAACCTGCTGTTTTCTTTGCAATGCTCTTGGGCTGGGCTACAAACTGTTTGCCTGCTGCTTTACCGGCGCGTTTGGCTTTGGTGGTTGCAGCGTACTCGGCGGGGGACAAGGACTTTATAGCAGCTTCAGGGAGGTATCGCTCACCTGTTTTTGACGACGGCTTTCCCGACTTGGTACGCCATTTCTGGTCGCCCCAATTTTTCAGGGATTGCTGCGGTGCTTTCAATCTCTGTACCCTCCGCCTGCTGCCTTATATTTTTTGGCAACAAGTTGTGCTTTTCTCGCGCTCCACTGCCCTGCACCTGTCCCGTGTGTAGCCGCAGCCTTCACCTGAGACACGATGCGTTTACGCAGACTTGGCTTGGTGTAGTTCCCCGCAGCGTTGACCTTACCGCCTTCAGCGTACTGCGTGAAGTCGGTGTCATCCAGACGCGCTTTCTTCTTCGCGCTGGGCATTTTGGCTGGATTGACGGCCCCCATGCCGCGTGAAGACATCATAGAAAACCCTTTAGCAGGCCATGCCGCCTTTTTTGAGCATTTTGCCCTTAGTCTTGCCCTTTTGGACAATGCCGTCAGCACGAGCGGAAGCGGAGCCACCTTTGGAGTAAGCCATACCACCACCCGCCATCTTCTTCATTCCGTCTTTTGCAGTGTCCATGCCTTTTTTCATGGTGGGCTTGCCCATTGGAGAAGGAGCAGCATCCTTCTTCTTAGCCATCATCGCCATAAAGCCGGGGTTCATTTTAGTAGCCATAGTGTTCCCACCTTTCTTAAATAGTTCCATTTTGCCTTGTCGAGTGTCAGGCTTGTTGATACGTTGCAAATCGGCCCGTGACTTGGGCCCCTTACCAAACTTCATTCCTTTGCTAGACTCGCTAAAGTCTTTGGCAACGGGCTGAGGTATCCCGGATTGCTGGGCAAACGCTTTGTTGTGCGCCGCAGCGTCCATGAATTTTTTTTGCTTAGAGCTTGTTGCTGGCATCACTTCCCCGCTTGAATAAGCTGGTCAATTTTTGCTTCAAGCTTGTTAAAGCGTTGGTCAATGTGGTCAGTAATGCGCTGAATTTCTGTTTGAGTAACGTAATCACGGGCAATTTCCTCGCGTGTTTTGTTGAGCAGTATATCTATGCGGTCAAGCTTAGCGAACTTGTCACTGATGAAGTAACCAATCACGCCTATTACTATGGTTAGACCAGCAGACCAGACTGTATTTATGTCCATTTAACACATCCGTCCTTTTGTCTTGCCGCGTTGAGCTATACCATCACCACGGCTAGATGCGCTGGAAACTTTACTAGCTTTGGGTGCGCTAGATACTTTGCCACCTTTAGCATACGTCTTAACCTTGCCGCCCTTGGAGTAGGGTCTTG